CTGCTGAGCTATACCGGCGTTCTTCGTACAAATACCTGATACCCAGGTTCGACCATATCAGTCCTAATCCCATCGTTGGCATATAGGAAGGCATCGATTGCCTGTTTGGGGCATCTGTTATCGTAATCCTTTGTTTTGTCTGGTCTCCACAAATAGTCATCGAAGATTATCAAACCACCAGGCCTCACTAGATGAATGGACAGACTAGCATCCAATAAGACATCTGAGGCAAGATGTGAACCATCTATGTATATCAAATCAAAGTAACCTTCCTTCTCAGCCATCAATGATGATAAGATTCGATGTGAAGGTCCTTTCAGTTTAAAGATGGTTGGTTTAACTTCTTTGTGAGATTGACACAGCTCAATGTTTCGACCGAATCTAGCCTCTACTGCGGCCATATCAACATCTGAATGTTCTTCACCACCTTCCCACGTATCAACACAATACATTTCTTTAACAGAAGGGCAGTTGTCGATTAACCAAGTAGCGAGAGCTCCTTCATATGAACCGATTTCAAGGCACTTTTCTGGTAGCCATTCATTTAAAAATCCTGGCCATCGGTTTGGTACCTGAGAGGCTTCGAACCACCTATTTGTGATTTCGTATTCGATCATATCATTTCGTCCAATATTCTAAAAGCATTATTATAAGAGTAAGTCATACCACGAGCATCATACAAGACCACTTCTTGGGTCTTCGAAGGTTTCGACTCAACTTTATTTATATCTAGCTCCGATGTTTCAAATTGGCCAAGAAATTTCGATTCTGGAGTCGCCGGAGCCATTCCAGTGATACGTGCATCCACACTCTTCAATAATGGGTAAGATAGCATTTAAATTCTCGATACCTGTTTCATTGTTCGCGAACATGAAATACGAACTGTCCTGTTTATCGGGGGTCATACAATACATCGTATGAAACCACTTGCCGTCAGCGATATCTTCTTCTGATAGAATAAACCCCTCACCATGACAATCGTCACACTCGACGTATGGTTCCGAGTCTGGGTCCTCATCGTCATGATCGGGGTTGTCAATCATCCCATCACCGTCGCAATATGAACAATCTTCTTCGTTCTCTCCATAAACCTCACAGTCTTGCTCGTGGTTCATGAGTACCTTATCGAGGTCAACAGATGTATTCTTAAAGGGTCCTTCTTCATGTTCAAGGGGAATATCACCCCAAGCGCAGGATTGACAGCAAGGCATTCCCCATTGTACAAACCAACCTTCTTCTCTCAACCTATCTTGAAGTTTGTAAAAGCTCATCTTCGTTGTCCTTCTCTAACCTTTTGGAGTAAAAAAATCATACACTTTCGTAACCGATCATCGCTTAATTGAAATACTGAGACTTCTTTTCGCAATAATTGATTTACAACTTGTTCCGTTTCGTTCATCTCTTCTCGAACTTCTCTACCATTTTGTGTTGGAGTTTACGAGCCTCTTTCTCCCAAGGCGCGTTCCAGTAATCTTCGTCGAAGTCACACTTCTTACCTTTCCATACAGAGAGATCCCAGTTGATCTCATTACGGAGATATTGCTTGAGGTGAACCATCTCGTGGGCCAAGGTAGACACCCAGTTACCATAGAGGCAAACATCAATCGAGAACGTACGCTTGTCGTGGGGGTCGATGTAACCCTCAGCTGTATCATTCCTGAAAGTACTTCTCTCGTGGAGTCGAACATCCAGTCTGTAAGAAAAGCGATTGATTCCAAGCTGGGTAGAGAAACTGTCAACCGCCTCTAAGACATATCGGAAAAGGTCGGGGTTGATCTTACCACCATTTGGTCCAGTAACCGAAACATTTGCACCCATCATTGAACTCCTAAAGAATATATGATCATTAATAGTGTCAATACTATCACAATTGATATCGCATTGTCAAACGCAAATTTCAATATTTTGAAAAAAATTCCAAAAACCACCGCAGCTGCAAGAGCGAACCCTATGAGAATTGCGATGGCGAGGCCAAGTTCCATCTTACCAACGACCGTTGAATGATCCATTGATGTCCGCAAGGTCACTGAAGGGAGTCACACGATCCTCTTCTAAGAAAGGTGAGAAGTCGGCTTCTTTAGTCAATTTGGTGAGAGCCTTCTTGTTTCGACGAGTCTCGAGTTCGAACTCAAGGTCCATCTTACGCAATTCTTCTTCATAAGTCATCATATCTGTCAATTCCTTAATCAATTTATGTGTACCATTTTAATGGTCTGGAGTCTAAAGTCAACAACTTTTTTATCTTTTTTTAGATCGATTTGTTATATCGATATAACTTTTTGATCTAAAAGTCCAGATATCCACCTGGGACAGACTCAGCCCACTCTTCGATCTCATCGTAGGTCGAGATCTTTTCGCCCTTGAACTCACCCACCATGACGAGACACACTCGACCAGTGGCCCCTCGGGCAAAGTATCCGACCGGATTGGTCATAGAAGTACCAGTGAAATCACAGGGAGAACCAGCGTATTCAGGTAGGAAAGTCATCATGTCGAAAGTCTCATTTCATTAATTTAGATGGCCATACTATCAGGTTCTGAGGCGTTTGTCAACACTTTTTTGAAATTTTTTTCAATTTTTTTTCTTCTGGTAGTTCAATGACTTAACAGGGGGGTTGACATCTTCTCAGCAATGTGATAGTATTGCCATTCATATATAAAAGCTAACGCTGACTACAACGGATACAATATGACGGAACAATTTCGGATTTTGACTGCCCGACAACACGTTCGTGAACGGATTGGGATGTACATGGGTTCTTCGTCGATAGAGGAAATCGAACGATTTGTCATGGGTGAATGGAAGAAGGCCACCTATGTCCCGGCCCTCTCTAAGATGGTAGACGAGATCTTAGACAACTCTATAGATGAGGCAATTAGGACCAACTTCAACCACGGTAATAAGATCAATGTCTCTATAGATGGAGATACAGTCACGGTTACTGATAATGGTCGAGGTATCCCGCAGGATATGGTCTTCGATGAAACCCAGAACAAAAAGATTGCCCGACCCGTGGCTGCATGGACTCAGGTGAACGCAGGAACATCGTTCAATGATGAAAGGGTAACCATCGGTACGAATGGAGTCGGATCGGCAGCGACCAACTTTCTTTCTAAGAAGTTCGTGGGCAAGACCTGGTCGGATGGTAAACTCTTGACTGTGTGTTGTAAAGATGGGGCAGATCGTGTGACCGTAAAGAAAGGAATAAAGGCTCACTCTGGGTCTGAGGTTTCCTTTATACCAGATTTCGATCTGTTCGAGGTTGACAGTCTTGCTGACCTTGATACTGTTTCATTAATAGAGGATCGGCTGATCAGCCTACAGATGGCCTTTCCTGAGATTGCCTTTTCCTTTAATAAGAGAAGGATCAAGGTAGCTGATCTGAAGAAATATGCTGGACTCTTTTCAGATGCGACTGTCATCGAGAAGTCCAATAATCTGGCTTACTTCTTCGCTCCTTCTGAGGATGGATTCCGGTCGAATTCATTTGTGAATGGAGTGAACACTCGACAGGGTGGCACGTATGTTGATTTCATTGTGAATAATGTGGTCGATGAACTGGTGACCATGATCAAACGGAAACACAAAATCGAGGTAGCCAAGACGACGATCAAAGGTGGATTGACCTTTGTCATGTTTGCTCGGAATTTCACTAACCCGAAGTTCGACAGCCAGACAAAAGAACGATTGACCAACCCAATGTCGAATGTGAAAGAACACTTCGAACAGGCTGAGGTGAAGGACATCCAGTCGATCGCCAAGAAGATTATGGCCTCACCGGATATCATTGACCCGATCATCGAGGCCCAATTGGCCAAGAAGATGGCTGCTGATGCCCGTGCTGCGGCCCAGGCTCAAAAGAAATTGAGAAAGGTTAAGGTCGCCAAACACATTGCAGCTACTGGCAATGACACGACACTGAAGATTGTCGAGGGTGATTCGGCCATGGGTTTCTTATTGAAGGTGCGAGATCCTAAGAAGGTTGGGGCGTTTCCTCTTCGTGGTGTAATTATGAATACGTGGGATATGAAACCAGCTGATGTCTTAAAGAACAAAGAGCTGAGTGAATTGATTGCTGTACTGGGACTCGATATTAATAACCCAGACAGTGTTGATGATATGTCCTATAGTCGAATCGCTACATTGACTGATGCTGACCACGATGGAATTGGACATATCGCGCCTCTATTGATTGCCTTCTTCTACAAGTTCTGGCCTCGATTATTGGAGGAACGTCGGGTGATGATTACTCGAACTCCGATTATGATCACCGAGGGTGGAATAAAAGGTGGCATGAAGGGTGATGAAACCTGGTCGGATTGGTCTTACACATACGACGAGGCCCATGAAAAGAAGAAACGGTCTGATGGTAAGCATCGATACATAAAGGGACTGGGATCACTACGAGAAGATGAATATGATCGTATCATTAACCAACCCGTATATGATGTCGTCACATGTGATGATGTAAAATATTTTGAAATGATGTTCGGCAAGAAAAGTGAATTGAGAAAGGAGTACATGATCTAATGGATCTTACTGCATTTACAGAAGAAAACACAGATTACCCAATATCTAAGGTAGCCCAGAATGAATGGTTAGACTTTGCCATGTATACGGTAGAATCCCGTGCGATCCCTAACATGATCGATGGTCTAAAGCCCGTGCAAAGGTTTTATCTCTATTCATCATTGGTCAATACCAAGAAAGATTTTAAAAAGGTCTCAGCCGTATCTGGTGTGATCTCTGATTATGGATATAACCATGGTGAGGCCTCGGCTGCAGGGGCTGGCCAATTAATGGCTGCAGAATGGAATAACAATGTATGTCTTGTCGAGGGTCGAGGTTCATTCGGCACACGACTTGTACAAGAGGCTGGTGCAGCCCGATATGTCTACACTCGACTGTCACCAAACTTTCATAGATATATTACCGACACGGATTTGTCGCCTTTACACGAGGACCCAGAACATGAACCACCTGCTTTCTACGTGCCAATCATACCTTTGGTACTTGTCAACGGACAACGCGGTATTGCTACTGGCTTTGCCACTCTTATTCTCCCGCGGAATCCTATAGATGTCGCAAAGGCCTGTAAGGAATACATCGAAAAAGGAAAGGCCCCGAAAGAATTGCCCATCTCGTTCCCTCAGTTCAAAGGATCAGTGGAGCCCGATACAGGGGGAAGCAAATTTACAGTATACGGCACATATCGAAAGAAGACAAAAACCACGCTATCGATTACTGAGGTTCCCTACGGCTATGATAGAGAATCATATGTAAAGATTCTCGATCAGCTAGAAGATGATGGTGATATCGTCAGCTATGAAGATCGATGTGACAAGAATGGATTTCGATTCGAGGTGAAGTTGAAGCAGAACACTTCTGCCAAATGGAACACGAAACAAATTTACTCTAAATTCAAATTGACCAAATCATTCACCGAAAACATTACCGTGATCGGCCCTGATGGTAAATTAAAAGAATACGACACCGTGGGTAAATTGATCGAGGACTTTTGTGACTGGAGATTGGACTTCCTTCAAAAGAGAATTGATCAGAAAATCGAAGAACACACTGCGGCTGTTCGATGGTTAGGAATTCGACTGGCTTTCATCGAGGCTGTGCGTTCTGGTGATATAGATATAATGAATCTGACAAAGACAGATCTGACCAAGGCAATTGTTAAACAGACCGGTTGCACTACCCAAGAAACAATCAAACTGATATCAATGCCAATCTCGTCTATAATGAAATCAGAACCTGCTACCTTCAAACGCTTCATCACCGAAGAGAAGAAGAAGCTCAAGTTCTGGAAAACAACAACTACAAGAAATCAATTTCTTAATGATCTGAGTGAACTGAATGAGAATGAAGTATAACGGGCCTCGAGAGCAATTCCCCAAAAAATATTTGAATGAAAATCTCAATACAGCCAACCTTTCCATGCGAGAGGTCAATGGTATGTATTATGAGTTTTTCTATCGAAAGGATTACGATTGGTGGGTAGAGGTTCAAGAGGGTGATGTCGTAGTTGACCTAGGGTCTTCCATTGGAATGTTCACACTCCATGCATTAGATAAAGGTGCCAGTAAGGTTTATTCCGTCGAGGGTAGCAGGAAACTAATGAAGGCCATGATAACCAATCTATCTGATTATTGGATGGATCATGGCGAGTGTCCGGTCGTCCCAATCAATACGATGGTGGGTGACAAGGACCGATATAGCCTCGATATTCATAATCACGTATACTCAGATGATGATGATTTGCAAATGATTTCATTTTCTGAGCTCCGACAAAAGTACTTACCTGACCACATTGATTTTCTTAAAATAGATATCGAGGGTGGTGAGTACGATGTCTTCTCACAGGATAATATTACTTTCCTTCAGACAAACGTCAAACATATGGCTGTAGAGTTTCATCTTAACTGTTTTAGAGAGGCCCCTTGGGAATGGATTAGAGCAAAATATCTAATCCTCAATAATTGGCCCCAGCATAAAATTCGATTCATATCTGTCGAAGATAGAGACTTTGCCAACCAAGATCATGGCGAGAACTTCCTAAAAGAGTGGCCGATCAATCGGAGCTCTACATCCGTAATGCTGTACATTACAAACTAGATAAATATAGGGGTAAAGGCTATGGATACCGACCCCAATGATTACCAATTATTTGTCACCAGCTGGATTTGATCTTTCGATAGATCTACTTCCGAACACAGAATTTTTCTGTCAGTCAATTCAGATTCCCGAAATTGCAGGTACCCCACCTGGTCTCGGTAGTCCCCTACGACAAATGTATAACCTGCCTGACCAATTATTGTACGGTGATCTAACTGTGGATTTTGTCGTCGATGAAAATATGGCCAATTACATTGAGGTGTTGAACTGGTTGGAGGCGATTGGTGCTCCGAAGAATAGCGATCAGTATAAAAACTGGAAAGATACAGTTGGTAAATTCACTACTGATATGACGATCATCATTCAAAATAGCAAGAAGAACCCTAACATGAAATTCACCTTTTTTGATGCATTCCCCACATCAATCAGTGGACTGGAAATGAGTGTCACGACAGGTGAGGTATC